GTCGTCAACGGTGTAACAAACCTTTCTGCTCAAACTTCTGGCTATGAAGGCCCAAGAAGAGGCGTTGGCGTTTACAACACCCCAGGTGGACAATTTGTCACCGACCAATATGCTGATGACCTTTCCGCTACTGTTTCAACAGATGCTGGGTCAAGCGTAACTTACGCTCCTGGCGATCTTCTCGTTCCAGGTGCTGGTGCTAACGCTGGTAAGCTTGTTAAGCTTGACGCTTCTGCATATGGTACTGACGGTATTGTAGTTGGCAGAGTCGATTCTTACGATGCTGCAGCTGGCCTTCTTTACTTCACCCAAATCTTGGGCAAGTAATAGGGAATTGATTTAAGGAGAAAATATTAAAATGTCAATGATTAAAAGAAATTCCAACGAGCAAAGAGAGGCCATTATCGCTATGGCGCTCGAGACCGCTGAAGGTCGTACAGCTCTTGCACAAGCTATGGTTGAACCAATCAAGACTTCCCTTATGTATCAAGCAATTGGTCGTAAGTTGATGATGGTTGATGAGCTCCCACAAGGCGCTCTTGCTCGCTATGAGAGAGACGTTGCAGTTAAGTCCTACGTCATTCCTAAGCGTGGTGGCGTTCCTTCCGCTGAAGTTGAAGCAGAAGAACTCCTCGTACCAACCATCGAGTTGGCTGCACACCCACAAATCAGACTCAATGAGATTCGCCAAAGAAGATTCTACATTGTCGATAGAGCTCAAGTCCGTGCTAAGGACTCCCTCCAAAGACAAGAAGATACAGAAGTCTTCAAGGTTATCAATGCTGGTGTTCCAACCGACCAATCCATCTCTGTTTCCGGTACTCTTCAACCAGAGAACATCAACCTTGCGTTGACCCTCATCGAAGAGCACGAACTCATTGGTGCTAAGGTTGTTCTTCACCCACAAAGATACAAGGATATCAGAAACTGGGGTAAGGAATTCTTCGATGAGGCAACTCAAAGAGACGTTCTTATGACTGGTCTCTACGGACATATTTATTCCGCAGACATCCACGTTTCCACAATGGTTCCTAAGAACTCTGTATACGTTCTCGCACCTGCACAATTCGTTGGTGCATTGCCAGTTCGCCAAGACATCACCGTTCTCCCAGCAGACGATCCAAAGAGACTTAGACTCGGATGGGTTGTTTACGAAGAGCTCGGATTTGCGCTCATCAACGACTTTGCTGTGTCAAAAATTACTGTGAGTTGACGCTATAGTCTGGTATACAATAGTAGGGGAAGATTTATTCTTCTCCTATTATTTTAATAAATATAACTAGACTATTTTTAGTTGTATAATAAAATCTATGAGAAATAATTCTAAATATAATAGAAATCACAATTACTTAAAAACTTGGTCTAATAATATGGCCTATTTTTTGGGCTTTTTTTGCGCTGATGGTCACTTAGACATAAAAAGAAATATTATTTATTTTCAATTACATAAAAAGGATGATTATATTCTTCAAAATTTTTATAACTTTTTTGAATATGATGGCCCTTTGCATTATAGAAAAAACTCAAATAATGTCCAATTTAATATTATATCTAAAGAAATTGCACAAGACATGAAAAATTTTGGGTTAACAAATCATAAATCTCAAGAATTAAAATGGATTGAACAAATACCTGAACAATATATTTCTCATTTTGTTCGTGGATATTTTGATGGAGATGGGCACGTAGGCTTAGCTCAAGACTCTAATCCTAACAAGAAAAAAATTATTTGCAAATTAGTAAGCACTTTGCCTTTTATTGAAAGACTCAAAAAAGAATTTGAAAAAATCTACGGCAAAGAAATAGGTTCAATTCAAGATAATGGATCTTATTTTGAACTTTATTATTCAGGTCAACAATCAGCTTTAAAGTTTCTTGAATGGATATATATTGATTCGAATGAAAATAATCGTTTGAAAAGAAAATATGACATTTATCAAAGCTATATTGCACATTTAGATGATGATGTTATTGAAACTAAAAAAATTGATTATAATTTAGCCCAAGCTATTAGACAGGATAGTGACTTAAACATCAATGAGCTTTCACTCAAATATAACGTAAATAGATCTGCTTTAAATGATGTTTTAAAAAATATTACTCATTTAAAAGAAGATAATAGAGATTCAAGATCTACACTTTATATTGAAGCTTGGGGTGAAAAGAAGCACATCAAAGACTGGATCAAAGATGAAAGATGTGTTGTTGATGAGGGTTGTTTAAGAGATAGAATTTTAAAAAGAAATGTACCTGCTGAAATTGCTATGTCAACTAAACCAGATAAAGGTAAAACTCTTTGGGTAAATCCTGATGCTAAGAAGAAGACTTATTTCTTTGAATTAGATGGAGAAGAAAAAAGCATTCTTCAATGGAGCAAAGACCCAAGATGCAAAGTTAAATATCTTACTTTAAAATATCGTTTGCTTAAAAAAGGTATGTCTTTATCTGATGCTTTGTCGTAATTTTTGTGTCTTTTTATAAGTGGTAAAATATAATTATGAATATTTTAATTCCTATGGCTGGGCTAGGAAGTAGATTTCCTAATAGTAAAGTGCCTAAACCCCTTATAAAATTCAACAATGAGTATATGATTGAGGCTGTAATTAAATCTTTAGGAATTGATGGAAATTATATTTTTATTGTTAGAGAAGAACACATCAGAGACTACAAGGTTGATGAAATACTGCATTCGATTTGTAATTGCACTGTTATTTCTGTTGATCATTTGACAGAAGGCCCAGCATGTACAGCATTACTAGCAAAAGATCTTATTAATAATTCAGAGCCTTTAATTATTACTAACTGTGATCAAATTATGCATTGGGATAAAAAAACATTTCAATCATTTTGCAATAATTATCCTAAAGATGGTTTTGTTGTAACTTATTTTGCTGATACTGATAAGAATAGTTACGCTAAATTGGATAAATCAGGCAATGTAACAGAAATCCAAGAGAAGCAAGTAATTAGTAATATTTCTTTAAATGGAATACACTTTTGGAAATCTGGTCGTTATTTTGTAGAAAGTGCCAATGCTATGATTGCTGCTAATGAAAGAGCTCCAAATGGTGAATTTTATATTGGCCCTTCATATAACAAATTAGTTGAAGGCGGTTATAAAGTAGGCATTTATCATATTCCTAATTGTCAGCATTGGGCAATAGGTACTGAAGAAGATTTGAACTCATTTTTAGAGGTAAACCAAAATGATAACTATTGATGAAATTATTAAAAGAGATTTATATAAAGAAATTAGAACTTACACTGATCATGACGATTCTGACTGGCCTCTTACATTTGAACCACCAGTAGAAGTATCTGTTTCTAATATTGATGAATTAAATCATTTTTTTAGTATGAAGAAGAGTGAATGTAAATCAATTTTAGAGATAGGTGTTTCTTCAAACTCGCAAAGATCTTTCACAAAGTTTTTTGTCGATAATAAATTAGAAACAACTAAATATTTTGGAGTTGATAAAGAAGATCGAATTTATTTGAATAGTTCTTCTAAAAATATCTACACTATCAAAACAGATTCTTCTAACATTCTTGAAGTCAAAAGTTTTTTAAATGAGCATGGTGTAGAAAAGGTAGATTTTATTTTTATTGACAGCTGGGCTAGTATTAATCAAGTCTTAAATGATTGGAGATATATTGAGTTATTAGATGATGATGGAATTATTGCTTTCCATGACACTAATTTTCACCCTGGTCCTATAGAGCTTGTTAATAATTTAAAAGCTGATAAATATGAAGTGTACAAGAAATGTGTGTCGAATACTGACTGGGGTTTAACATTTATTACTAAAAAATTATGATTACAATAGACCAAATAGTTTTTAGAGATTTACTAAAAGAAATCAGAACTTTTTCTCCTTATGATGATGCAGATTGGGATGCTAACTGTCCTGGAAATATTATTTTTGAGATTTCAGATTGTAACAGAGAGAAGTTTATTCAAAATTTTAATTCTGTAAGACATCAATGCACATCTATTTTAGAGATTGGTGTTTGCAATAATGATGCATCGTCTCTTTCTCATATCTTAATTAATCAAAAAAGAGATGATGCATTCTATTTTGGAGTTGACATTAAGGATAAAACATTTTTAGATAAGCACGATCAAAATGTTTACACTATTCAATCAGATTCTGCTGATATTGAAAAGATTATGTCATTTGTCAATTCAAAGGGTGTAAGTCATTTTGATTTCATTTTTATTGATGGTTGGCACAGCATTAATCATGTACTAAAAGAGTGGCGTTTTATTGAGTATTTGAGCAACACTGGAATTGTTTGCTTGCATGACACTAATTATCATCCAGGTCCAAGAAGCTTTATAAATGCGCTAAATCCTGAAAGATATGTAATTGATAAAACATGTACGGAACCAAATGACTGGGGTATTAGCTTCGTAAAAATAAGATGATTAGAGACGATTTAAAAAATATGTTTAGGGGGTGGTTTGTAGGTAATTTTGAACCATCCATTTATAAAACAGATCAATTTGAAGTTGGTGTTTTATTTCATTCAAAAGGTGAGAAATGGCCTAAGCATTTTCATAAAGAAGCTGTAGAAATCAATGTTTTAATTTCTGGAAAGATGGTTTTAAATGGTGAAGAATTAACACCTGGTAATATATTTTTAATTGAAAAAAATGAAATTGCGGAACCAGAATTCCTTGAAGACTGTACAATAATTTGTGTGAAATCTCCATCTGTTCCTGGGGATAAATATGAGGTGAAAGAATGATTTTTGTAGATGAAATTGATTCTGAAAGATATATCAAGGGATTTTATTTTTTAGAATCTGCAAAAGGCGTAAGGGATGCTGCTTGGAATCTTGCAATTGGTCAGAGTGTTGGCAATCCTTTAGTAAGACTTGAAAGAGAAACAGATGAGCTTTTTTATAATCATTCTTGTGTCGTTAAGAATTGCCCTGATTTAGAAAAAACATCTGGTCGAGTAGAAATTGGATTCCCTGTAGCAAACATTGATTTTTCTGCAGATGGTGTTTCTCAGCTTCTATGTTTCTTAATGGGTGGGCAACTTGATATTGACACCATTGAAACATGCTGGCTTGAAAAGCTTGTAATTCCTGACTGGGTTATTGAAAAGTATTTTAAGCTACCTAAGTTTGGAATTACTGGTGCAAGAGAGTTTACTAAAGCACATGACAAGCCTTTGTTGGGTGGTATCTGTAAGCCTAAGACTGGAATCAGCCCAAGCATTCTTCTAGACATGGTTAAAGAAATGGTTGATGGTGGGGTTAATTTTATCAAAGAAGATGAAATTATGTCCAATCCTGAGTGTTGCAGATTAGAAGACAGAGTCTCTCTTATTTCTGATTATATTAGAGATAAGAATGTAGTTTATTGCTTCTGTATCAATTCAGACCCAGCACATATTCTTGATAGAGTTAAGTTTGTTCATCAAGAAGGTGGTAACGGAATCCACATCAATTTCTGGTCAGGCATGGGTGTTTATAAGTCTGTAAGAGAATTAGATTTACCATTGTTTATGCACTTCCAAAAGAGTGGTGACAAGATCCTCACAAACAAGAAGCATGCTTTCCATATCGATTGGAGTGTAATTTGCTACTTGGCAGGCTTAATGGGCGTTGACTTCATTCATACTGGAATGTGGGGCGGATACGCAAGCGATGATGAAAACGACCTAAGGAAAACAATGGGCATTCTTCATTCTAGAAATGTAGTCCCAGCATTATCTTGCGGGATGCATCCTGGAATTGTCAACACCATTACTGAAAAGTTTGGAATCAATTATCTTGCTAACTGTGGAGGAGCTTTGCATGGTCATCCAAAGGGAACAGTTGCAGGCGCTAAGGCAATGAGGCAGGCTATTGACAAGTCTTTTGGGCCTGAATACCTTGATGCAATTAATAAGTGGGGAATTGTAGATTGAAAACCTACGACTTTGTAGAAGTTGGTACTTGCTTCTTTGATACATTAATTGAAAAGGCAGATGATAATACTATTGGATTATCTGTAGAGCCAATCAAAATGTACCAAGATAAATTGCCTAACAAACCAAATGTAGTCAAAGTTAATGCAGCTTTGGTGGCAGATGAAGATTTGGGTGATGGAAGTATTGATTTCTATTATGTTCATGAAGATACTATCAATGAACATAAATTGGGTACTTGGCTTGCTGGATGTAATACTGTAAATAAGCCACATGACTTTCATGTGGCTTACTACTACAATCCTTACGAATGGCATCTAGCCGAAGATAAGTCTAAGTTTACTACCTACAACCTTTTGGAAATGGGACTAGTAAATGTAGATAATGTCAAGTGTCTTACCTTTAAAAACTTAGTCGATCAATACGAAATTGATTATATTAAGTATTTAAAGGTTGATGTTGAAGGATATGATTGTAAGCTTGTGAATGCAGCTATTGATCACTTTATTGAGTATGATAAATGTCCAGATCAGATTTATTTTGAATCCAATTCACACTCAGACAAGACTGAAGTTGCATTGCTCACTAAAAGATTACAACTATTAGGATACAAGTTGGTTATCACCCAATTTGATACATTAGCAAAGAAACGATAATGGTTTTAATTTCTCATAGAGGCAATATCACTTCTATAAATGAGCAAAAAGAAAATAGCCCTGATTATATAATTAGGGCTATTGACTTGGGTTATCATGTAGAAATAGACCTATTCAAAATTGATGATAAGCTTTTCTTGGGGCATGATAAACCCACATATCAAATAGAACCTTATTTCTTAGATAATGAAATGCTTTTTGTCCATTGTAAAAATAAAGAAGCCCTGCTCTATATGAACAAGGCTCATTTCAAAAGTGAATATTTTTGGCACCAGAACGACAATTACACATTAACTTCTAAGGGACATATTTGGACTTACACTGGAGAGGAATTAATTCAAGGATCTATTTGTGTAATGCCTGAAAATCATTCTTATCCTGATCTTTCTATGTGTTATGGAATATGCTCTGATGTTATTGAGAAATACAAGACTATGGAGTTAAATTAATAAAGAACATTCCAGATCTTTTAAAGTGTACAGCTGGCATTGAGGATACTTCTCTTAACTTTAATGTTTCTGCAGCTGAGAACTTAAATCCATAATCTGAAAACTTTTGTTTCCAATAATCCATAGTTTGACAATTTACATGGTGATGTCCCCATTGTCCTGGAACAGCATATGTACAAACAACATATTTAGCTCTCTTGAAAGTGTCCATGTAATAAGGCATGTATTTTTCTTCAACATGCTCAAGGAACTCACAACTCCAAGCCATATCAAACTTTTCGCTGATATCTGCTGGACCTTTTGTGTAGTCATGAATTATAGTTTTTTCTTTATGATTTAAGGTATAGTCTCCATCAACTCCTAATACTCTTAAACCTTTGGAAGCAGCTAATTCAACCATTCCACCAGGTCCACATCCAACATCTACATATGATTCAATTTTGTATTTAGAAATCATATAATCAAGAACACCATTATCAAGATGTGTTTCGTTATCGTGTCCGCCTAAATGTGCTGGTAAATCTTTGTTAACATACATAATTTTATTATACCCTTAGTGATTCTGAACGATCTGTGCCTATTTTTATGTTGAAAGGCTTATATTTGTGCAATTCTTTTCTAATTTTGTTTTGAACTAGTGGGTCTGCATAAATAAGCATAAACCCTCCACCACCAGCTCCTAAAATCTTGCCACCCATAGCACCTAATGTCATGCAGTAATTATATAAATCATCCAACTCAGAGTTAGATATGTTATTTGTCAGGTTCTTCTTTAATTGCCATGAATAATCTAACATTTTGCCCATATCAGACAAATCTTGCTTCATTACATTGTCTTTGAAAATATGAGCTAATTTGACCATTTCTTTAAGGTTGTTCATTGTTGCTTGATTTGATGCAGTATTGGTGCTCTGTTCTCTTAAGATATCATTTGCTTGTCTTGATGTATTAGTGTAAAGAAGAATGATATTTTCTTCTAACTCTTCCTTTACTGCCTGACTTATGTTGATAGGGTTTACAATTACACTGTTTCTTTGAAATATAAGTTCATTAAACCCACCGTAGGCACAAGCAAATTGATCTTGTTTGCCAATAGTTTTTTCGCACATATCTATTTCAACTGCGCAAGCCATAAGAGCCAAAGCTTCTGAATTGGGTCTAGCTCCATCAGTGTATTTAAAAAGAGCATTTATTAAACCAACTGCAAATGCGCTTGAAGACCCCATGCCTGTACCATTGGAAGGTAAATCAGATACAGATGTAATTTCTATTCCAGTTTTTATTTTAAATACTTCCAGAATATTTCTTACAATATCGTGTTGGAGATGTTTCGATTCAGTTACATTTTCAGTGACAGAATAACTAAGCCTGATAGAATTATCAAACTTTTCGTTCACTGTTATGTAGATGTATTTGTCGATAGAAGTAGAAATTACACAGCCTTCTTCTTGCATGTAATAGGTTGGTAAATCAGATCCACCACCAAAAAAGCTAAGTCTAAAAGGGGTTTTACTTACTATCATGACACTTAGATTGTACAATACCTATATGAAAAATGCATTACTTACGTTTGTTCAAGGAAAAGATTTTGCAGAGTCTGTTGATGCTGATATCTTTTTAACCACCTTATCTAAGTTTAAGACATTTGATAAAATTTGCTTTGTCAAGGATCTTACTGAATCACAAATTGCCACTTTCAAAAAATATTTCACTGAAGTTATTGAAGTACAGAATCCTATTTTAAATGGTGCCAGAGACAGATTCATGTCTTACTATCAATGGTTAGTTCAGAACTTTGATAATTATGAATATGTAATGCATGTAGACTTCAGAGATGTAATTATCCAAAAAGATCCATTTGAGTTTATGAAGTTACACCCAGAGAAAGATTTGTTTGTTGTAAATGAGGGTGTTCAAATCAAAACAAACGAGTGGAACTATTATGATATGAGATATTACCATTCATTCTTATCGGCGCACAAGGATGATTTTATGGAATATTATGTTGTTAATGGCGGAACAATTGGCGGAAAGCCTTTTGCTGTAAGTCAATTGTTTTTGTTGCTTTGGATTAATAGTAACAGGTTAAGTAAATCCAACACTGATCAGGCTACTTTGAATTACCTATATCCCTATTTGATGTCTAATCCCAAAGTGATGGTTTGTTCTCCATATTCAGATTCTTTTTGTGCAACTGGAGAAGGAATCAAATGGGGCTTTGTTCCTGTAAATTTTGATGGTAAGAATGTTCAAACTAAAGAGAAAGAAACATTTTATATCTATCATCAATGGGACAGAACAGAACATGCAGACAAAATTAGAAACAACCATTTAAATACATTTAGTTTTGTAATTTAAAAGATATCCCCTTCTTCATTTAGAAAAAATCTTTAGGAGGATTTAAAAATGAAGAAGGGGATATTGTCTTGTTTGGAACTTGTAATATGCGGTCTAGCTTTTATTACAATTTTAGGCTTTATGTGCTTGGTATTCTGGCTGGCTTCTGGATCATAAAAGAAAGACCCTGATTACTCAGGGTCTTTTGTGAAATCAAATTTCTGTTGACCAGTATTGATGTTATCTGAAGATTTAGTGCTATCAAATCCGTAAAGAAAAATGTTTCTTAGGGAGTTTAATTCTTTTGTTGATAAATCCAGCTTTAAAAATTTGACCAAAGCATTAAATCTTTCTTCTGAATCTTCAGGTGTAGATATAGCATTATGAAGAGAAAACATACCACTATCCATACCTAAGCTGTAAGCTTCAGGACCAAAGCCAAACTTATCATAAAGCAAGCCTCTATATGAGCTGTTATCCTTAAAATAGTTTTTAAAAATTACATTTGTGATATGGAAGAATAATAAAAGCTGATTATCTGTTTCTAAAGAATCAAAATATTCTTTAGCTTTTTGTTCGTAAAGTTCTTGTGATTGTTCTTCTATTTGTAATAGTTCTTTATGTTCATCTGAATTTGACCATTCAGTGTATGAATTATAGGTTTTGCCGTTTATTTTAAATGGATTAGGATTTTTTACCATTGGATTGCTTGTACTTTCTCTAATTGAATCTTCTTTTTTGTCTCTAAGTTCTTTCCAAGTCATAGATGAATTGTACATTAACTTTTGGAGACCTGGTATATGGGGATTAAACATTTTTATCTTGAAATTACATCAACAGTGATAGTTTCTGCTTCGCTATGCCTTAATGCAATCATACCATCGAAAACTTTCACTTTAATTGGACCGTTACCACCATGCTGAACAATTTCCACTATATTTCCAGTGGTGAATCCAAGTTCTGCCAATCTTGATCTTGTATTTCCCTTCAAGTTCAATATTAAGCATTTGTCTCCTTGTTTAGCGCAGCATAGTTGTGTTATCATTAAAAGTTTTTGAAAGCCATCCAACTTGCGTTCAAAGAAATTAGCGGGTGAGGTACTAATTCAAAGAACTCGTTGACAGCCTGGTTCACTCCTGGTGTAAAATAATCGTGACCAGCTATAATACCACCTAATTTAACCTTTGGGTACCAAGCATCAATTTCCTTTATCACATGTTCATATTCGTGAGCTGTGTCAATAAAAAGAAAAGAAATTGATGCATCTTCAAAATAGCTAACTGCATCAAAAGTATCTCTTCTAAATAGATTTTTTGGATAATTAATTTTTGCAATGTTTTGATTAAATATTTCCCAAATGTGGTCAGGATTATTTAACAACCCAGGCTCATGAAACTCGCATTCAGGATCTAAGTGTTCAATTGAACCCATCCATGTATCAATGAAGGAGATATCAAGCATCTTTCCTGAGTTTAAAGCTTCTGTTAAAAGATAAGATGAACTCTTACCTTTCCAGCAGCCTAATTCTACAATTCTTGAGTTTTCCTGACTTGACTTGATAAAAATGTCAAAGACACTCTGATAATCAAACCACCCTTGTATATCTTGATAAAAATGTTCCATGATTATTTTGTACCAAACCAACTTGAATTAATATTAGAGATCTCCACTCCGTATTTTAAAGAAAAATCTCTTACTGCAGATAATACTCCAGGATAGAAAAAATCATGTCCGGCAATCATTCCGCCAGGCTTTACTTTAGGAAACCATAAATTGATTTCTTTTTTTACATGTTCAAATTCATGAGCAGTATCAATATAAAGAAAGTCTATAGAATTATCATCAAATAATTTAGATGCTTGAAAAGTATGCAGTCTATGTATATTTTTTGGGTAATCTGTTTTATTAATATTGTCAAGAAAAACTTTGAAAACATAGTCTGGATCTATAACTAGTCCTTCTTCATATGTACCCTTAGACGAATCTAAGTGTTCAGAAGACCCTGCCCAAGTATCAACAAAATGAATGTCTAGATTCTTATTTGAGTTGAATGCTTCTACAATCAAATATGAAGAGCTTCTACCTTTCCAGCATCCTAATTCAACAATCTTTCCGTTCTCTGGGCAATTTTGAATAGCTGATTGAAAGAGTTGTTCATAATCAAACCAACCATGGATATCTCTATAATAATGTTCCACTATTTTACCTTAACCCAATTGTCTGAAATTGCTTCTTCAAAGCTAAATGTAGAGTCATATAAGCAATTGATTGAAACATCTTCAAGACCATTGGGTTCTATTTTGAGTTCTATACCTCTTATATAGCTTTTTTGTGGAATTGTATATATCAGCTTATTAGTTTTAAAATAGAACTTATCAGTGTTATCTTCTCTGTAGAAAAAGTAATTATTATCCTCGCCTTTGAGAATATCGTGCAACTTCATTGTTACCACCAAAGATCAAACCAGATTTCTCCTAATAAAGCAGCAGCCTTTTTAGCATTACTTAATCTTTCTTTCTCTAGCTCTAAAGATACTTCATCATTTTCATTGTAATAGTATTCTATAAATGAGTTTAATATAAAATTAAGTTTTTCATTATAAGACTCTTCAGTTTCACCACATGGAAACCCGTTATTTACCTGAATGAATCTTTCTAGTCGAGGCATAAGAAACAATGCTATGGTTTTATCTAGATGCCATGTTTCAGTGTCATCGAAGCCATTTTCTTCTCTTTGTTTTTTAAAATAATCAAGTCTTTCAGGAACATCTTTATATACTTCATCAGCAATACTAAAGTTGTTTCTTTCTGAAGTCGTAGATAATTTGGAGGAGTCTTTTGATTTCTTCTGGGTCGATTTTGATTTGTTTTGGCTCATTGTCTTTGTCCATAGCTAAATTATAGCTTCATTATAGCTTTATTATAGCTTTATTTTTAATTTGTACAAAGCAAATTAATGAAAGATCCAAATGTAAAATGTCTGAACTGCGGGATAGATTTTTATAAAAGACCTGATAAAATTAAACTATTCCCTAAACATTTTTGTAGTCTAAAATGTTTGGGTATTTATCGATACCAAAAAGTTGAAGTTAAATGCCTGACATGTGGAATAGACTTTTATAAATTACCTAATCAAATTAAAAAAACTGCTAACCATTTTTGCAGTAGAAAATGTAGTGCTAAAAATCAAGATCAGAAAGTTGAAGTTAAATGCATACAATGTAAAGAAGCTTTTTATAAAACTCGCTGTCAAATTAAAAAAACTACTAACCATTTTTGCAGTATAAAATGTAGTGCTAAAAATCAAGATCAGAAAGTTGAAGTTAAATGCCTGAACTGCGGAATGGATTTATATAAAAAACCCTCTTCAATAAAAAGATCTTCCAGTAATTTTTGTAGTCGAGAATGTAAATGGAAACATCAAGATCAAAAAGTTGAAGTTAAATGTTTAAATTGCAACAAGTTTTTTCTTAAAAAACAAGATCAAATACAAAAAAAACCCAGACATTGTTGTTCAATACAATGTTTCAAAACACTAGCAAAATACAATAAAAATTGGGGAAGTAGTCGTAGTAAACTTGAAGTATATACAGAAAAAAAATTAACAGAAGAATTGACACTTAATATTTCATATAATGACACTTCAATAGGGTATGAACTAGACATATATTTACCTGAAATGAATTTTGCCATAGAATTAAATGGAGTATTTCACTATAAAGCAATATATGGGGAGAAATCTTTACTCAAAAGGCAAGAAATTGATAGATTGAAAGCAGAAGAGTGTGTAAAGAGAAATATAAAACTTATTGTAATCAATGTTTCTGAAGATAAAGACCATAAGAGAACATTAGAAAAAAGATACAATGAAATTAAGAGTTTAATTTTGAATAGATTTGAGGAATATAAACAACAATCAAGCCAACCTATCACTTTAGAATTTTAATCATCAACTATCATCCAATCATCTGCCTCAATATCTTGTAAATATGGGCAAAATGCTTCTATCCCATCATGTAAATTGATAAGGAAAAATGTAGCATAGTTTATTTCAGAAAAGTTGAGAATTGTTTCATCAAACTCTCCTTCATCATCTTCTTGCGTATTACCTAAAGAAATCCAAAACAATTCATCCCAGCTTTTTCTTCTGGCTTTATGACCCTGTTTAAGATATTTTAAAGTTTGAACAAATTTCATACTAATTAATCAAAGGATGTAAAGAATGGACACTTTTGAAACCCAGCGCCATCCTTTACCCATCCATTGCCCTTACATCTATCTTTTCCCTTACCCAAACAATCGCAAACTCCAATTGGCTTCCCATTACGAATTATAATATTTTCAATCAAAGCTTGCTCTTCTGAAGTAAGATTTAAGAACTCTGCGATTGTTCCCACTTTAAATCCAGCAGTTTCCAATCGCTCTTTCTTTTCATCATTCATTTTCAAATCTTTCAAATCTTTTTTCAATTTGAAATTTACCATCAACAGGAAATACAAGCAGATCAGTAACATACCAATCATCTTGAACATCTTTATTGATAACCATTCTTGTTTCTAGATTACCATCAACCAATCGCCAATATTTAACAACATTCTTATCTGTATTAGAAATAACAGAACCATGTTTCAATTCATAAAATAAATCAAAGTTAACATTTAACATTAATCTTCATCCTCATCTTCATCATCTTCATACGCCATCAAAACAGCAGATAAATCTTCAGGAACATTATCAACAGTATAGCCTTTTTCATCTAAAAGTTCCACATCGTATGAATCTAATTGATCAAGCCAGTCACGATAATCTTCATATTCATCACAATAAGCTTCTGTAAGTGTATCTAAATCAAGCGAATATTCTTTTTTGTAAAACTTCATTGCCTTATCAAAAATACCACAATCAGAATCAATTTCAAGATAGGCATAACCATCTTCGTTTAAAGGTTCTGACCCATTACCCAAATAAGAATAATCTGAAATTGCATCAAAAATGTTTAATTGTGCAAGTAAATCTAAACTTACTTTCCAATAGTCATGTCGATAACAGTCAACTGCTTGAATAATAATTTTTTCCATAATTATTTGTCTCTCTTTTTCGCCATTTTGACAAGCTTGATTATAATATTAACCAGTAAAGCAATTATAGCACAAGGTATGGCAAGCAAAACAACTAAAATAAAAGGCCCAAAAGGAATCAAAAACCAATGAGCTGTGTTAAGAAAATCTTCCATATTAATCCTCGCTATTAACTTTCTGTGGATTAATTTTTACATGATAAGCCACTTTTTCTTCTTCAAAACAATATCTCAATGTTTCAATGAATTCTTTTCTATCATTGTAATAAAGTTGTTGAAGCATATTAACCATTTCTTCTTCTGGTACTTCTGAATCTTCATCAGCAGTAATATCAATATCAAAAGATAAATTAAGTCTATATTTAGCCATGTTCTTATTCTATCACATCAAAAAAATACGTGCGGTTACGTGCGATTTGCGAGCGGTTACGTGCGGTTATTCTACTATTTCCCAATCGTCATGTAGAAATTCACCAGCATCTATTGTATCAAACAATCCAAAGAAATCATCAAAAGAAGTCTTAGTGAATGTAAAACTGTTTTGAAATATTGACTCTAATTCTTTGTCTAATTTTTCATCATCCTGTTCTTTTACCAAGTGTACAATCCATTGGCCAAAGAAATCTAAAGCTTTACATTTTTCATGAGGTTCCCAGGATTCTCTTCTTAAAGTTTTGCCATCTTTTAACAGGGATAAAGCTTCAATTCCAGTCATTCTACAACCTCCCAGAAGTCAGATATTAAATCTTTAGGAGTAAGATCTAGAGATGAGTAATATTGCGTCCTACATTCAACTCCATCCAGAACTTCATAGAAATCAAAAGTGTTATCTTCCTTATTGTAGAGAAAGAAAGCAGTTTTGCTTTCCCAATTGGTCTTATGCACACGTTTACCAGCCATTAATGAGTCAACTACTTCAGCAAATTTCATTCCAGCATCTCCAAGTCATTCTTCATCTACCTTTTTGTTAGCGTCAACAATATGGTCTGGATCCCAATCATCAATATCCCAATCATCAGCAATTATATCACGGGGGTATAAATCAAGACCTACAGATGCCAATTCATATCTTCTTTCAATGTCGTCTGGATAATTTACAAACACAAAACAATTGTCATTTTTGTCATAGAAGATATAGTTGTTATTTTCCCAACCAGTGCGAGAAATTGGTTTACCTTCCATTAAAGCATCAATTACTTCAGAAAATTTCATTCTACAATTTCCCAATCATCTTCTAAAAAATCACCATTATCAAGACAGTCAAAAAAACTTATATATTCATCAAACGCAGGGTCATCAGGTACAGATTCTGGAATAGTTTTATTAAAAATAGAAAAATAAGCTTTACATTTATTATCTGGATCCCATGATTCACGTCTCATTGTAAAGCCTTCTTCTAATTTGCTCAATGCTTCTTTGCCTGTCATAATTTTTACCTAAAGCAAAACACAGCCCTAATCAACCAACCAATCATCTGCTAACAAATCTTCAGCATAAAAACTGATTGTATTTTGTTCTTTATATTTTATATCGTACTTAACACCTTCGATTTGATTATATTTAATCACCATACCAAACTTTTTAGTGTTAGAGTCAAAACAATAAGAAGTGTTACAGTTAGCCCTTCTTATAATCTTATTATTTTTCATTTCAATCAATGCTTCACTAAGTGTCATTTCAAATCTCGTAATTTTTCCTAAAGGTTTCTCTTACATTCTTATCCCAAAGTAATTCAGATGCAAAACCAATAGTGCCAGAATCAAAATGAACCCAGACAGTTTTGCCATCATCAGACATACTCACTTCAATAATGTCATCTTTATCATATTGAAACTCTTCGCAAAAAATATTGGCAATTTCTCGTAAATATTTATGAAATCTAATAAAAGACCATATACGACCTCTTACATATTCTTCACCATATATTTTTGGATCAGTGCTCATTTCTGTCTTTCAAAATTTGCTCTTGCTGCTTATTAACTTCAGCTACCACGTCCACAACTTCCCAGTCATCAGCAATCAAATCTAAATAAATAATTTTGCCATATCTAGCATATTTACCAACACCCCAATCTGAATGCCAACTTTTACGCCTGATTGTTTTTCCAGCATATAAATCATCTAAAACATCTTCAAATGTTTTATTAGGAACTATCACCCAATCTTCAGCAAAAAGATCTGTAGTTGTAATTGTAGATTCAGCATGGTCATATTTTTTTGGAAAGAGTGTAAGGCTAGGATTGCCTTCTCTTGACACCATTTTGCCAGATTCGATCATCTTTACAGCCCAATTGATATCACGCTTAAGTTCAATATTATTCTTTTTAGCAAAATCATCAAAATTGGATCCTATATGCTTGTTCTCAATTGCATAAGGTAAATAATCTTGACCTGGATTTAAATATTGTTGAGCAGATTTATTCAATTTTGCTTTTCTAATTTCAATATCATAAAAATATTTTTGGTTTTTAGGCAATTTTTCCACGGGCTTCCTCCAATGCATTAATTAATTTATCAACTTCTTCTTTATCTAAAACAACTAAATCTGAATAAGCGAATCCATCAAAAAGAATCTTAAATCTTTTTTTCCAATTCAGTTTACCATTATTGAAACCATAATTCCAAAGTGAAATATCCACTGTTTTTGATTCTGTATCTGGACGTACATGCAATGAATGACAAAGGCAGTCACAGTTGATAATAGTAGTTTTATCCACTTGTGTAGCCTATATTTAACCTACGGACAAGATGAGTAAACCTATAACTATTAACAAGATGATAAAGAAAATAAGCACGTCTACCTAGTGAAAATGCTCTGAACTCTTCCTCAGCTTTAAATACTTGAGTTCCATCAGCATATTGACTTGGGACCCTGATGCCTTCTTTAGCCCATTCCTTTTGTCTGTTGAACTTTTTCTCAATAGTAGACAGTAATTGTTCCCATTCTTCTTGTGTATATCGTTTATCTTTTGGCTCTAAAAACTCATCAAACTCAATCTTTTTATGAGTAAAAGAACTTCGATGAATTACTACATAAACTTCTTGTTTATTAGTTTTTTCAACAGGAGGAAGGCTTAAAGACCACCCTACATACTTTGATACGCAATATTCTGGAGCTGAATGATTTTTAACTCTCATCTGCCCATTGTCTAAATTGACAATATGGTCAATGCAAAAGTGGTCATCATACTTTGGAACCGAATCATTATCAGTTTCAAAAGATTCTACAAACTTAAAAAAGGATTGACGTTCATCAGTGCTTGGTATGTATCTAAAAAAACTATGCTTAAATCTTGCCATTATTTTTTAATCTTTCCGTAGTAAAAATCCCAAAGAACCTTAAATCCTTTTTGGCCAATAGAGTGTTCAATGTGATAATCAATTACTAATGGGGGTCTTGCTTCTTTGTTGTTTCTTGAATAAAAATTATCATAGAATCGTTCATATTTTGCTTTATCAATTATATCAACAGACATGAATCTTTTGTTAAGAGAAACAATTCCAATCTTACTTCCAGGACGACCAATTAGTTGGATTGCATATTTTACATCGAAATTACCTATATTGAGAATGCATTCTTTTTTAATTTTATCAATCCATTCTTTTTCATTCATAAGTTCTCGTCCATAATTTCGTAATATATCTCCCACACATGACCAGCGTTATCTGAAACTTCAGAATTTTTATCAAAGTATTCATCAAAGTCTTGGGTGTACAAATTACCAGAACTATCATAAACTTTATTTTCTTTAAGTGTAATAAAATAAAGATCAGGCCATCTTTTATGACGGATTCTATAGCCCTTTTTAAGAAGCGGAAAAGCTTTTGAAAATATGAACATACAAGATTATAGTCTTCATTATTAAGCATTGCAATGATAATGGATTTTCAAAGCGTTTATAATAGTATTATTACCACAAGAGCTTTATGCTCAAAGGAGTGTATATGTTTAATTTTTTTAACAAGAAACTACCTACTGATTTTAACCAGGTACAAGAAAAGGGCGTAGAAATTAGTGAAATCTTTTACAAGCCGAACGAACAATTACAAGAAGATTTCAATTTAATTGACAAAGTAAACAAGAGCAAATTTGAAGATTTTCAAGTATCTTCATTTGCATCATTTTTCGAAAAACTTGAATTAATTCCAACTGTAGATCTTGGAGATGTGAACTTAAAGATCAGAACAACAAACCCATCAGCACCAATTGATGCAGATTTATGTCAAGTTTGGATGAGAAGAACTTACACAAACCCAACAACTGGACAAACTACAGAGCAATGGGTTAACTGGGTTCCAAATGATGATGCAGCTAAAAAATATTTTAAGTTTAGTTTATTTTCTGGAGAAACTCAAACTTTTAACTTTGATATAAGCACATTTGATGTTGGAAAATATGATAGTTTTAGATTTATTTTCTTTACTTACCATTGGACAGTTCTTGCAGATCAGATGGCTGAAAATGTTTCATTTGAGATAACTACCAAACAAAAAAGGGTTAAGGCTCCATTTGTAGAAATCTTGACTAATAAGATTCAAGACCCAGCTCCTGATGGCAAATTACACATTCCATATATCATTAAGATGCCAGCTAAGACTTTTACTACCTGGGGTGGTTGGTTCTTATTAGCTAAAGGCGCTTCAATGTTTCAACAACCTTGGATTGCATACGCTAGAAAAGACGGCGCAAATGTTCTTCCTGACGGTGCAACAAAGGTAGCTGATGGCCCTGATCCATATTGGTATTCTGAAGGCGAAATTGTTTTTGATTATCCAAATGTAAGTGGTATTCATAATTTACAGTTTGGATTATTTGATTACAATTGGAAATTACAGAACTGGGTTTGGCCAGGTATTAACATTCAAGTCGGTGGTGATAGCTGGGTCACGAAATGTCCTGATTCAAAACTTCCTCCAAGACTTAGAGTTAGTAATGGACAATTGGTAAAACTCGATGGCACTCCATACAATATTTATGAAGGCACTACTGGCGCTAATGCAATTACAGCTATAAGAGGCGGTAATTACGGTAACCAATATTTATGGTCAGAATCACCCGACTATAATAGAATTGGCTATTTTGGTTCATTAAAGTATCTTGGTCATAAGTTTTTAAGATTTTTATTTAATCCAGATAAATATATTGCTGACCATATTTATAGAAATAGAATTCAAGATACTATTGGTAAAATGCTTACCGCTGGATGTCATGTAATTGTTGGACCTCAACATATTCCAACAGGCAATGATTTATACGAGAAGTCAGAAGGTTTCTATAAACTTATTGAACTTATGGCTAATAATTGGAAGGGTTTACCAGTGTGGGTTTGTCTTACAAACGAACCTAACGATATTGGAGATTGGAGTTTGTGCAAGCCTATTCTTCAAAAGGCAGCAACAATTTATAGATCTATTGATGCTGACGCTTTTCTTATTTGTCCAACATCTAAGTGGTCAAAAGAAAATACAACCCCAGAAGCAAATGATTTAATTGATCCTCTGTTAGTTGACGCATACGCTTACCATGCTTATAACGGCGCAACAGAAGTTATTCCAAACCTAAAGCCAATATTGGATAAGGGTGTAGCAGTAATTGTTGAGGAGTATGGCTGTGGAGATGTTGAATGGCAGAAAGGCATTAACATTGAGATGCAGAAGCTTTCAAAGTTATATCCAAATGTTATTGGATTTGCAACTTGGGCATGGACGAGAATGGGTGAAGATGCATGTCCAATGGTTGAAGATGGTAATCTTGCAAATGTAAAATTGACTGATGTTGGTCAAATGCAAGCTAAGGATATGCAGATTTGGGACAGTGGTAATTTTATTGGTGAAGGAAATGCTATTCAGCCAATCCCTCAACCAAATCCACAGCCTGCTCCTAATCCTGTTCCAACTCCAGCGCCTTTACCTGTTGATTCGATTACTAAGGCAGAAATTGATAGTTTATTAGATACAAAACTTAATCAATCATTATTATCATTAAAAGAAGATTTAAAACTTTATATTAAAGATTCTTTGGATGCTTATGATGTTCTACAAGATGAAGAAACAAAGCAGTATTTTGAAACTGCTGTAGGCAATTTAGAGCTTGTAGATATTGCTGCAATTGATGCAAAGTACACTGATGAAAATGAAGTGTCTGCATTAGCTAGTAAAGAGATTACTTTATTTAGAGCTGATTTATATAACAAGGCTTTAGCTGATTATAATCTTATGCTTAAAAAGGCAACTGTTGCAAAGTTAACAGCTTACATTGCTAAGTTTATTCAATACATCAAACCTTTTTAATTGAATGTAAATGAACTTGTAAGAAATCCTTACAAGTTCATTTTTTTAATGGTATGATATATAAGAGGTACATAATATGCGCTACGATAAAAACCAACATCTATGGGACTTTTTAATAGTCTGCATGCAAAAAAATATAATTTATAGTGATCGAGATTTTTACAATTTTTCAAAAGCATGTAATATTAAAGTTGACATGAAGCATGCAATGGATGATTTTTTTAATCCAATCGGCACTAAGATTGTAGATGGTAACAAAGCGATTTTTGAAGTAACAAAGTCTTTGCTAGGACCTTGTTATGTTCATCCTCAGGGAACAAACCCAAAATCTGTAAAATATAATATTTCAAATATTATTCAAGAACTCAAATTAAGCCAACAAAATATTTCTCCAAGAGAAAAGCTTAAGAAGATCACAGATTACATCGAGCTTCTTGGTTAATAAAAAAACCCTCCATTCGGAGGGTTTTTTTATTCAGTAGCGCAGTATGAAATACAAATTACTGGTTGTTTAAATCCTTGCAAATATCTCACCTTAACTGAGTTCACATACCTAGTTGTATCATCAGGAATAATATCTGCTCTTTTCAGTAGATCAACAATTGGCTTTATTAAATTATCTGTATCGTTTTTATATTTCCAATCCCAACTAGCCATAACAAGAATATCAACATCAATTGGAAACTCTTTTGCTGGCTCCATAGTATCTTTCAAAATTGGTGTGTGCTTTTCAATCCATCTATTATATTTCTTGCTTTTAGCCATTTGACCACGAGCAATTGGAGTATACATTTTATTTGCTGAAAACGTCTCTTCTATCACGCAAGATTTCTTTAGCATATTTATCTTTTACAGGTGATTAAGCTTCAAAACGGTAAAAGATTATTTATGTGGTATAGATATTCTCAACAATTACAATTGCCTGGAATGGATATTGCTCAAAAGCCAATAGAGAAAAAACCAGAGCAAGATAAAGAGCCAAATCAAGAGCTTTTTGAAACTCAAAAAGACACTAGAAGTTTATTCTTCAATGATTGGGCTGAAGGATACAAAGTACCTGAACAACCTTTGTATCATGGCACTACTAGAGATTTTGATAGATTTGATATTACTAAAGGTTTTGGCAGTAGTTGGTTTGGACCAGGTTTCTATTTCACAAGTGATGAAAATGATGCAATTAAAAACTATACTGGCGTAGCTGAGCGTAACGATAAACAAAATAACATTTTAAATATAATGTATGATTTGTCAGAACAGAGTGACTGGGATGATTACTTCTTGTTCAATAATTATGGATCAGACCCTAGATATAAAAAATATTTCAATGCTGATAAAACTCCTTGGAACATTCAAGAGTTAACAAAAAAAATAGCAGAAGATACAGTGTTGGGTGAAAATAATCCAAGAGTTATTCCAGCACACGTCAGAATGAAAAGCCCTCTTCACTTAACAAGCGAAAATGACGAAGAGCATCCTGAGAAGATATTCCAAGACGATGTTGATGGAGATGTAAGTTTTCTTGAAGAACAAAATGATTTTGATGCAAACAACACTTCATCTTACAAATCAATTATATCTAATTTGTTCAACATGTTGCTAGATTATTACGAATCAGATACTGCTTATAGTATATGCGAAACACTTATAGAAGCTACTTCTTCAAAATACAACAAAGATGGAGTTTCTGCGACAGTAATGTTTGATATTTTAATTCCTCTTCTCAAGGGCGCAGATAACAATCACGAAACTAAATCTATGGGAGAAGTAGTTCGACGTTTTGTTTATAGCTTGGGGCATGACAGTGTAATTATGGATCCAAATGCATTTTTTAGAATGTATGCTGATGAAGGAAAGAAAGTTAAGCATTACCTTACTTGGAACCCAGAAGACATAAAGCATGCTAGACAAAATATAGAGTTTGATCCTAAAAACCCAGTTATAACAGCAAGTAAAAAATATGCTCAATTAGAACCAGAAACTAATGCAGAATGGTTAGTGAGGCATAAAGTTGAAAGAGAAGGCGATAA